TGGTGTTATTGTACCATATCAAACTTCACTTTTAACATTTGAGAGACAATAAATATATAAATTTATATATAATGGTAAAAAAAGATAAATTATCTAATCATGCAAAATTAATAGGATATTTAGAGGGGTCAAATGGTATTCGGCTTGAGGGATAGTAAAATATTCCAGAGAGTGCATTTACATCACCAAACTATTTTTTTTTGAAACATTTTTGTTTCATTTTAAATGTTGGTCGGTGTAATATCAAAAAAATATAAATATATATAAATGGTAAAACATAGAAAGAAAACATTTAGAAAGAAAGTTAAAAAAAATCATACGAGAAATAAAAAAAGTAGAAAAGCTGGACTTCCTAATGATCCATATCAACCAACTCCAAATTATACTGGTGCATTAAATCCTGGATATGTTGTTGGAACACAACAGGCTCATCAAACCCATATTGTTGATCCACAAAGACAAACTGGTACATATTCTCATGCAACAGTAGTAGGTGCAAATGGAGTTAGATACCATTATGGATTTCAAAGACGCGGTAATCAATTTGTAGGACCCAATCTTTGGTCTAATCCTCCAACAAATACAATTCCTGAAGATGTTTTAGCTAGACTATTGCAAATTTGGGAAAATATGCCCAAATAATATATAATTATAAAATTTATATATTATTTAATTAGTGGCACTTACGTTTGTGTTTTCTTGTTCTGCGTCTTCGTCTTTTTCCACCCATACTATATGGGCACTTGGAACCACCCATTTTATTCATTGTGTATCCGCCACGCGAAAGTCTAACTGTTCTAGCGACAGCATTAACAGGTTTACGAAGTCCAACAGTTCCTAAAACAGCTCCGAAACCACTTTCAACTCCACTAAAAGCTTTTCCAAGACGGGAACGACTAGCTCGGCGTTTATGCGATCTTCTTCTACGACCTCCAACAAAAGCCATTATATATATATATATAAAAATATATTAATTCCAAGGAATTTGAATATCTCTCATATTTTTCCTTAAAAATTTATTTAATTCAATTAAATCTTGAGAAGAATAATTATCTGATAAATATAAATAGTCTAAATAATCTTTTATAAATAAATTATATTTGTAATGTCCTTTTTCATGTATAGGTCTATTATTATGTAAATTTAATTTGCTAAAACCTAATTTTGTTGGTAAAAATTGAAAATTATAACCATCTTCAATATTATAATTACAATTTAAAATAACTGGATGATTTTTATGTTGTCTTGGAATTAAATGATGTATTTCTACTAAATTATTTAATTTATATCTTTTACGATAAGATTTAAACTTACTTTTGGTAAAACCTGAAAATAGTAAACATGAATAGGTTAATATTTTCATGGCTAACATATTAAAATTTTGATAGAAAATAATTATTACAAAATTTTTAATCTAATTTTCTTTTTAATATCATTCTCTCCTAAAAATACAAATAATTTAAATAATCTACTCGAATAATTATCAATTTCTTCATTAATTACTAATTTGGAAACTAAATTTAAATCTTCTAAATATACAGAATATTGAAATAAACCATCATTTCTTACTAATTTATCAAATAAATAACCCTTGTATTCTTTGTTTAAAATTTCTGGATCCTTAGAACAATTATATAATAATGTACAATTATTTTGTACTTTTTTAATACTTCGCATAGTTGTATTAATATAATCTAAACGAGCTAGCCAATTATTATAAAAATCATTTGAGGTTGATTCTAATGTAATCTCTCCCAAATTTTCTTGAAACTTAATTAGATTTAATAAATCTACCAATCTTCTTATTGGACTTGTTATATGTAAATAACAACTATCTTTATCAAATAAAAAATTATGTTTACTTCTTTCAGAAAAATTACTATAATAACCACTTAAACTATTAAATATTTTAAAAAAAGATATAACATTATTATCTAAATGATCTGGAAGTTTAGGCTCAGAACCAGCAATTACTGATCTAAATATACCATTTTTATATTTTTCTTGAAATTCAGCAACTTTATTATTCATAAGAAGCATATAATATGATACTACATCATGACTATCTTTAACTTCTGATATAAACCTGTATTTTTTAGATATTTTTTTTGTAAATAAATATAAAGATTTATACTTATCATTTTCCAAGTTGTTAGCTTCACTATAAGTTAAATTAACATTTACATTTATCAATACATTTTTAAATTTAATATCAATTAATTCTTCATTTTTAAAAAAAAGATCTAAAGAAATAGCAAATCTACTCTCTCCTGCTTTTAAACTGCATAAATTATCAGAGAGAATAGTAGGTAACATTGGTCTTTTTCTATCTGGTAAATAAATAGTAGATACTCGTTCAGAAAATTTATCCCATAAGTTAAGAAAATCTAGGACTATAGCTACATTTGAAATATAAATATTAATTATAGTTGTATCATTTAAATATTTTATTGAAAAAGCATCATCAAAATCTTGACAGGATGAAGGATCAATAGAAAAAACATATTCATCTAATCTATTTTCTATATTTTTATACTTATTAAATATATTATCAATTAAAAAATTTTGACTATTTTTTTTTAATTTAAGGGAAGTAGCTTTTGTAAAATCATTAATAGAAATATTTAAATTTTTACTATATAATTGATATTCGAAAAAATTAATAATATTATCGGTAGGCCCTAATGTTTGATTTAAGACACCGATAGGATGTTTATCATTCCATTCTTGAAATTGAAATGTTACATATTTATTTTGAATTTTTTTATCGAAACTTTGATAACTTGTTTTTTGCATTTTAATTGGAATTAAGAATTCAGGCAACCTTTTGTCGTGTGGAAGACATTTATAATAAAGTTTATCTTGATTATTTCTTCCATAACTTTTATTCATAATTAAGACCCCTGCTATATTTTTATAATTTCGTATTACAGAGTGATTAATTTCACATTTATTTTCACTAATATTATATGTAAATACATCTTCTGTAAATAATTTAAAAATTGCAGGATTTATATTGTTTTCAAGATTAATTTCTTGAAAAGAATCTGCTTCATAATATTTCCAGTTTGTATAATTTTTATCCTCTATCAAAACTTTCATCTTCATTATTGCTCTAATAATTATATATTTTTACTTTTAAATATAATCCTAAATATATTTTATTTTTATAGAATAAAAATTTGCTAGATAATGCTCTATTTTTAATTTAAGATATAATTTTTTTATTACCAAGTATGGTAATGGTTTTATTTTTGTTACGATAACAGTAAGGAAAAAAGAATAACTTTAAACTTTTTTAAAAAAATTTTTTTCAATTCTCAAATCGAAATTTCAAAAATGGACATTTATTTTTGTCCATTTTTCAAAAATGGATTTTAAAATCTGAAAAAAAACCAAATTTTCATTTTATTACGATAATGGTTTAATTTTTAAAAAAATCATTGAAAAAAGTGTTACCAACTGAAAAAATGCAAAATTTTCTCGTGGCTGGAAATGGTACAAAAATGGTACAAAAAAAATGACTTTTTTTTTTCATAAAAAAATTTCTTATTATATTTCGTAAGATTTTCGCAAAACTCTAAATTTTTTTTGTGATGAATGGTACAAAAAAACAGCCGAGCTTGGCTGGAAATGGTACAAAATGGTACAAAAAAAATGAACTTTTTTTCAAGAATAATTTAGAAACGATATTATAATAAGAAATATCTTGTATTGAAAGTATAGATAAGAGCAATGGTACAAAAATGGTACAAAAAAAATGACAAAATAATATAAATATATTAAATATAGATAAAATATGGATATTGATAATAAATTATTAAAACCATATAAATGTGAAACTTGTAATTTTGAAACAAATAAAAAAACCAACTATGAGAATCATTTACAAACTAAAAAACATAAATTAAATTTTGGAAAAGAAATACCTAAATTTAAATGTGAATGTGGAAAAACTTATGCTTTCTCTCAAGGTCTATGTAGACATAAAAAAACTTGTATTAAAATAAAATCTGATCAAATAATTAAAGTTCAAGAAGAAAAGATAAAAATATTAGAAGAGGCTAATAAACAACCTATAATAATTAACAATGACAATAGTATAACAAATAATAATACCATAAATAATCAATTTAATATAAATTTATATCTTAATGAAAATTGTAAAGAAGCATTAAATTTATCTGATTTTATAAAATCAATAACAGTAGAGTCAAGTGATTTAGATTTTACTTTAAAACATGGTTTGATAGAAGGAATAAATAGTGTTTTTACAAAACACATAGGACAATATAAATATACCGATAGACCAATTCAATGTTCAGATATTAAGAGAGAAACATTATATATAAAAGATAATAATAAATGGGATAAGGAAGATAGTAAAGAAAAAATAAGACAAGTAATAAATACTGTTACAAAAAAACAAACTGATGGGATAAATGATTATTTTGATGACAAAGATCCTAATTGGCGAGAGAATGGAAAAAAAGTAGAAGAATGGACGTGTTTAGTAAATACTTTAACAACAGAAATAGATAGAAATAGTCAATCAGAAAATAAAATTGTAAAAGCAATTGCAAAAGAAACTATTATAGATAAATAAAGTAAAATAAATATTATTAATAAATATATAATGTCAACAGTTACTGAAAATATAACTAAAGATAAAATTGAAATAACTAGAGATTTGGTAAAAACTGGAATTATGGTGAATGCTGGGTTATCAAGTGTTATTATTTTAGTTTTATTAGTCTTAGTCTCCGGTCCAGGTGGTGCAAAATCGCAAATATCCAAAGCTAGTGATTTTTTTTCAACCCCATGTATACCAACTGGGAATGGAACTACAGGTTTTAAACAATTACCTGGAGGTGAGATAGAACCTTGTGACCCATCTGGTAATGAGTCAACTCCTGATATAATTAATAATTTATTGAATGGTACAGCATCAGCAGATCTTTCAGGTAATACAATAAACATTGGTAAAATATTAATTACTATAGGTGTAATTTCAAATATATTATTTATATTTAGTCCTTATTTAGCATACATACCTAGAACTATATGGTTATGGATTTTAAGAAAAAAAGCAGAAAAAACTGTCGATGACGAATTAAACCGTACTAAAGAACCTATTGAACAAGCCTTGAAAAAATTAAAACAAGATCAGAGTCCAAGGGCTATAGCAGAAGTTAGTGAAGATATAAGAAGTAATAGAGAAAGAGATATAGGTATTGAATTTCAGAAAGAATTGGGAAAGACAGCTGAAGGGATAGAAGGTAGTCCCATTCAAAGAGGAGGTGGTAATCCTTATTTTAAATTTGTAACAAATTTTGCAGGATTTATAGGTGGAGATAAATGTGATTCAGGAGAAGCAACAAGATTTTTTATAGGTGCAATTCATATTGTTATATTTTTAATATTTGGAGCATTATTAAAAGGAGATCCATTATCAATCTCTCCAGGATTATTTGGATTATTTTTATCATTCCTTATATTATTTAGTTTACTTGGAAGTCTTATACCATCTAGTGGTTCAATGAAAATATTTTATGCAGTCGGAGGTCTTGTTTCATTTTTAACTTGGTTAATAATCGGATTTACAGATAAGAATCCAGATAATCCTTTAACAATTTCAAGTATAATAAGATATACTACAGGTATTTTATCAATTAGTCTATTCTCATATTTTTCAGCAAATCCAGAAGATTTTACAAATAAAAAGAAATTAGGTTGTCCAAGTCAAGTAAAATTACCAGAAAAATTTACAAGTCATTTATCAGAAGCTACACAAAAACTAGGAAATCTTGCAAGTAAAGCAAGTAAAGATACAGTTGAGGCAGCAAGTAAAGATACAGTTGAGGCAGCAAGTAAAGCTACAGCTCAGACAGCAAGTAAAGTAGGAGGAGGTTCAGATGGGGATGCAGAATCGATTGCTTGTTTAGTTTATAATTTCTTTAGCACTATTAATAATTCTTTAGCATTTGGAGTAGTTAAAATAATAATAATATTATGTGGTTTAATTTTTACACCTAATTATGGTAGTTCAGTTAAATCTATGATGGATTCTTTATATGGTTCAAGATTGATATTTTTTTATTTATTAATTTTATTATTTGTTTTGATATGGGATTTTTTTCCGTTATTAAGATGGTTTACAGAAGCTTCAGAAGCAAAACTTGATAAAGAAGATTTGTTCAAAAAAGCTTCAGAATTAGCATTTTTATCAAGATGTCATTATGATCCAACATCAGAGCCAGGTGCAGATGGTAAAGGGTGTGTAATACCAGAAAAGTTAAAAGAAGAATTATTAGATGTATAAATTAATAAATATTTAAAACGCTGACTTAATCCAAATATTTTACAAGTCTGCACTTGGTTTTTAAATGGGATAAATAATAGTTAACTGCTGATAATTTATAATCACTACTTTTATGTGTAGTCATTATAATATAATTTAACTATTTATAAAAAAATTGATTTTAAATTAAATTTAAATTCAATTCTTAATTTACAATTAAATAACACAATATGTCTTCCAAAGAAACTACCAGTCCAATAGAAGTTGGAGAACAACCAGCTAAACGAATAAAGATTAAGTTTAAATTTACACTATTTTTAAAGAAACACTACTCTTGTATCAAAATTCAAGCATGTTGGATGGGATATAAATCTCGTAAACATTTTAAAAAACAAGATGACAAATACTGTTTTACAATTCTGAATAAATGTTTGGATAAATATTTAGCTGATTTAGATTTTAATGATCAAATAAATATACTTATGTCACAAAAAAAAAGAAGGAATGAAAATTTCCCATCTGATATATCTGAAAATATTGCTAAATTTGCTATTTATAAAAAATACGGTATTATGCCGTGTTGGGATACTAAAAAAGGAGATTTGAATATTGATAAATCAAATATTTTTAAGCAAATAGAAGTAAAGGGATTTATGTCAACAGGGCCTTCCTCATTTGGACCAACTGAGACATGGGATTGGATATATTTTGTGGATGGATTAGATGTACGAAATAAAAACTTTAAAGTTTATGAAATAAAACTATCTAATAGAAGTGAAGCATGGAGATCTATTAAAATAAATGAAAAAGAAACCTATGGCGAAATTGCTGATAAAAATCAGAGAGGTAAATTAAGAGCAGATTTTTATAATAAATTTAAAACTCAATTAGGTAATCATTGTAAGTTAATATTTGACGGTCATATCTCTAAATTAGATAATTCTCTTTAATTTATTTACTATTAATTCTACAACTGGGACTGAAACCGCATTCCCTGCCAATTTATATAATTCACTATCACAAACATCTGGAAGTTTATAATCTTTTGGAAATCCTTGTAAATTAAAACATTCTCTTGGAGTTAATTTTCTGATACCCTTATCATCTTTTAGAAGAGGAACATTATGTCCTCCTCCACCCATATTAGCGGTTAATGTAGGACAGCAATTACTCTTATTTTCTCTTACATAAAATCGTCTATATTGATAAAGGACATTTTCGGATATATTTTTAGTAATACCTTTTTCTATTTCATCAAATACTTTAAATCTATCCGAATAGTAATATTTATCATCAACATTTTCTTCTAACATATCACATATTTTCCCTTGTTCTTGTTCTGGAAATTCAAAGTTAAATTTATGATATTTTTCTTTATCACGAAACCCTATTATATATATTCTTTCGCGATGTTGTGGAATATTGGTAATCTTATTAGTATCAAGAATAGCAGTTTTTATATGATAACCAATTTCTTGTAATTTTTTCTCAATAATTTTATATGTATTTCCTTTGTCATGTGATTTTAAATTTTTAACATTCTCTAAAATAATTATTTCTGGATTGTGTTTTTCTAAAATTTCTACAATTTTCCAAAATACATTTGATCTTTTGTCATCAAACCCTTTTTTCTCACCAGCTATACTAAATGGTTGACAAGGGAATCCACCACATAAAAGATTATGTGAAGGTATATCTAATACATTTATAGTATTTAAATCTTTAAGAGTAAATGTATGAGTCGGATTATTTAGTTCATAAATTTTTTTGGAACTTTCCATCATATCATTTGTAAATACACATTTTAATTTATTACTTTTTTCAAGTGCTAATGTAAAAGCACCTGTCCCTGCAAATAAATCAATAAAGTTAAACTTATTATCAATAATCTTAAATTTTTTAACTTCTTTTGGTTGTTGATTTTCCATTATGTCTGTATTAACATTTATTTCTCTATTTTCAAGAATCAATTTTTTATTATTCAATTCTTTTAATTTTTCTTCAACAGATTTATCTACAAGTGCCTTAATTTTATCAGCATTATTTTCACAAAGCGTCTTGCGTCTATTATGAGAATCATAGTGAGATTTTTGAGAAAATCCTTTTCCACATCGTTCGCAACTATATTTAACCATTTTCGTTATATATTGTTAATATATATTTAATTTTAATATCAATTTTAAAATTAAACTTAAAATGAACTGCCAAAAATTCCACCTAATGCTTCATTAGCAGCCATTAAAGGAGATGGATCCAAAACATCATTTTGTACTTGAACTTGTTGTTGTTGATTCATAGGAAGATCAGATATAAGAGTAGTATTTCCAGGATTAATATTTTGAGTAAATTGAGGTCCCATATTTAAAGTATCAGCTTGACTAGGCATGTGTTGAGGATATTGTGGACCACCACCAACAATTGGTTGGGTGACTTTGACTTGAGAATTAGGTTTTTTACCAGATTTTCCAGACCATAATTCAGTTAATCTATCAAGTAATAAGTTAATTTTAGCGCCGAGTTTAGTTTGCATTGTGATTAAAACAATTAAAACAGGAATAATAAAATTAGTTTCATTAAATTTAAAATAACAGACACCACTATAAGTAGGAACAAATCTAATCATTTTATCGATAAACCAAATACTTAAAAAGATAACAAGAAGTTGTATAATAACTTCGACTAAAACTTCTAAACTAGGTTTTGATTCATCATCTTCGGGAATGTAATGTTTAACTAATTTAAGTAAAATAATTACAGGTATGATAGCAAGTAAAGTATATTGCATCATATTTAACATACCGGCTTTATTATCTTCATCAAAATTAAAAACAAAAGAAAAAAAATTTTGATCAACTTTATTATTTTCTTTTATTACTTCATTTACTTTTTCCATTATATGATTTATAGAAAGAAATTAAAAATAAAATAATATAATAAATTATGCTAAAAAAGGCTATAAGTCATCTTAAATGGAGAGATGATTATTTTCATGATGAAAATCAATATATTTCTTTAATTGAAGATATTTTAGAGGAAGGAATTTTGGAAAAAACAAGAAATGGATATGCTAAAAGTATATTTGGATCAGCAATGCATTTTAGCTTAGAAGATAATACAATTCCATTAATCACAACAAAAAAATTAGCATGGAAAACATGCTTAAGAGAATTACTTTGGTTTATTAGTGGTAAAACAGATAATGAAATTTTACAAAAAAAAAATGTAAAGATTTGGAATAGTAATGCATCTAGAGAATTTCTTGATTCTCAAGGATTAAGTAATTTAGATGAAAATGATTTGGGGCCAGTATATGGTCATCAATGGAGATTTTTCAACGCAAATTATAAAGATTGTAAAACAGATTATACAAATTGTGGTATAGATCAATTAGCAAATATTATAAAAGTTTTAAAAGATCCAGAACAAAGATCTAGTAGAAGAATAATTTTAAGTTCTTGGAATCCATGTCAATTAAAAGAAATGGCATTACCTCCGTGTCATGTGCTAATGCAATTTAATGTAAGTGAAGATAAATTTTTATCTTGTTCTTTATATCAAAGAAGTGGAGATGTAGGATTAGGGGTACCATTTAACATAGCATCTTATTGTTTTTTGACACATTTATTAGGTAAACATTGTGGATTAGAACCAAAAGAATTTGTATATTATTTAGGAAATAGTCATATTTATGATGATCATTTAGAAATATTAAAAGAACAAATTTTAAGAAAGCCATTAGATTTTCCAAAGTTAAAGATAAAGAATATATATGATGAAATAGAAGATTATAAAGAAGAAGATTTTGAAATATTGAATTATAATTATCATGAAAAAATTAAAATGGAAATGCGTCCCTAGAGTCAATATATTTTATAAAATCATTTTATAGATGAGTTCCGCACAAGCAGCATCTAGAGCAAAAGCTAGAAGAGGAGCAACGCAACCAAGTGAACCAGGAAAGGTTACATTTGGAAGCACACCCACAAATGTAACTCCGGAAATTAGTCCAAATCAATTACTTATGAGACATGATTATAAATTATTTGTTTTCGAGAAGAAACTTAAAGAATTACATGAAAGAACTAAAGATGTAACTAAAGATGGAAGTAATGAAAATTTAAATACTATAAATGAATCTATGTTAAGTGAAGCTTTACAATCAATGGATAATAGAATGGATAATCTTGAGGAAGTATTAACAAATATGGATAGTACAAAAAATAATACAGAATTAAACTTAAAGATTAACAAATTAGAAAATGAACAAAAAGAATTAAAAACTTTATTGTTAAAAATTCAAGGAACTGTTATGGAAACTCAAATGCAAATGATGCAAATTAAAAATAGTGGTAAAACAACAACTACAAATTTAAATGAAGAAGTAATGATGGAAAGTTTGGAAGGAGATGTAGTAAATGAAGAAGTAGGAAAAAAGAAAGGAAAAAGAAATAACTAATATGGTAAAATCTGTAAAATAAAATCAATAAATTAATTAGTATGGAAATATTAATTAATTTGATAATATTCATAATCGTATTTTTTTTATATTTACACATTTCTTTTCAATTAAAGATAAATAATGATTTAGAAGTTTTAGAGATAGAAGAACCAACAAAAGGTCAATTAGAAGAAATTTGTGATCTAAGACAACCAGTTTTATTTAATTTCAAAAATAAAATTAGCGAAGAAATAAAATTAGATAATATATTTGATAATTATTCAGCTTTTGATATAAAAATTAGAAATAAAAAAAAAATAGATAAAGAACAAGAATATTATTTACCACTTTCATTAAAAGAATTAAAGGTTTTATTTGAAAATGATAAGGAAAAAAAATATATTAGTGAAAAAAATCAAGAATTCTTAGAAGAAACAAGTTTAATTAAGAATTTTCAAAATAATGATTTATTTTTAAGACCTGAATTTGTTTCAACATGTAATTATGATTTATTTTTGGGAAATAAAGATTCAGATACACCATTTAGATATGATATATATTATAGAAACTATATAGTAGTTACAGAGGGAAAAGTTACAATAAGATTAACTCCTCCAAAAAATGAAAAATATTTAGATATAGATAAAGATTATGAAATTTTTGAATATAGATCACAAATAGATATATGGAATGTACAAGATAAATATAAATCTAATTATGAAAAAATAAAATTTTTAGACATAACTTTAGAGAAAAATCAAATATTATATATCCCAGCATATTGGTTTTATAGTATAAAATATTTAGAAAAGTCAGCAATATGCAATTTTAAATATAGTACTTTTATGAATTTAATAGCAATTTTACCAGAGTATGTAATGCATTTACTACAACATAATAATACTAAAAAGCAATTAACAAAAATAAAAAAAATAACAGATAATAGAATAATAGATAAAAAAACAATAGAAAAAAATACAAAAGAAGAGAAAACTAACTAAATTTGTTACCACATCTAATAGCACATTTTCTAGTGCATGCATCAAAAAATCTTGGATTTAAATCTTGATCACATTGACTATTACAATTTTTAAAACATAAATCTAAATTATCAGTAGATTTTTTTGGTTTTTTAGTTGGTTTTTTATCTTCAACTCCAACTTTAATTGCAATTATAATAACTAAAATTAAAAAAAACATAATAAATAAATTATTTAAAAATCTCATTTTATATATAAAAATATAAAATTTTAAATAAATGTGTTTAGAATAATAAAAAATATTATTTATATATATGTACATCCCGAATTTTAGTTATTTCTTGTCTAGAAGAAATGTTATATTTACAACATTTTTAATGTCATTAAATCCGACTCCATTAAATGATGATAATATGGCTACAAATTCTCCTCAAACTTTAATAACAAAAACAGATAAAGAAATTTATTTTTATGGGCCATTAACTGATGAATCTTGTTTTAGATTACATTATACACTTGAAGAGTTAATAAAAATAAATAAAGATAAAAATAATGAAATAAATTTATATTTGCAAACTGGAGGCGGATCAGTTTTACCAACATTTCCTGTTGTAGATTTGATAAAATCTTCTGAAATTCCAATTAATACAATAATTAAAGGTTACTGTGCTAGTGCAGGTACGTTAATTAGTGTAGCAGGAAGTAAAAGGTATATGACAAATAATTCATTACTATTAATACATTCTTTAAGACAAGAAACTGGTGGAGGAACATTTAATAATATTAAAGATACATTTGAAAATTCGGATGTTATTATGAAATTAATTAAAAATATTTATTTGGATAATACAGAAATACCTGAAGAAAAATTAAATTATTTTTTTCATCATGATTTATGGTTAACTTCTGATGAATGTCTAAAATTAAAAATAGTAGATGCTATAAAGAATTAAAAAAATCTATTAAAATATAAATAATATTATATTTTAATAATGGTTTTTGATAAAGAATTTTTAAAAAAAGCATTAGAAAATGAAAATAATGAATCTATTATAAATTTAAGTATACAAGAAATTAAATCAAAAAAAAATGATATTTTACAGAAATTGAATTTAACACGAGAAGAACATAAAGAAAATTTAACCAAGTTAAAAGAATATAGATATATTGATAATATAAATGATCTAAACTATGGATCATTTATAAGATGTATAAATTTAAAAAAAATAAATAATCTATGTTTAAATAATGGAGGATTTGTTTGTGATATAAAAATTAATAATGGAATTGAAATTTTATGTAGAAATAATTATAATAAATTTTTTCAAATAAAATTTGATGAAAATTTAATATTCCAGAAACTTACAGAACAAGAAAAAATAATATTAAATGTTTTAAAAGATTTAAATTAACGTCTTGTCAATTTATTTTTATTTTTTTTAGACTTATGCAATTTTGGTCTTTTTTTACATGTAAATCGATTAATTTTTAGTCCTTTTTTATTAACTATTTTATTTGTACAAATAGCAATAGCTCTTGATTCATTTTGTAATTTTGGATCAACCTTTTTAATACAAGAACATAACTTTAAAGCAATAATTTCTTCTGCTTTGTTTTTGATTTCTTTGTAAGATAAATTACTTATATCCTTAATATTATAAAATTCCAGGATATTAATATAATCATTTTTTGTAAGTTTCATATATAGATTATATATATATAAAAATTAAAAATATTATCTATATATAATGGGAAAGGATAATATACCTAAATACATAGTAGTATTTGATATGGATGAAACATTAGGACATTTTGAACAATTAAGTATATTTTGGATGACTCTAGTTAATTATTTAAATAAAAAATCTATTAAAATTAAAAAAGAATTATTATTCGAAATTATAGATAATCATTTTAATAAAATTCTTAGACCAAAAATTATTGATATATTAAAATATTTACAATTACAAAAAAAAAATAATATATGTGATAAAATTATAATATTTACTAATAATACAAGTCGTAAATGGTCTAATTTAATTAGTGATTATTTTAGTTATAAATTACAAGAACCGATTTTTGATCAAGTTATAATAGCTTTTGCTTCTAAAGGTAAAATATTAGAACCAGATAGAAGTCAATATGATAAAACATATACAGATTTATTAAGATGCACAAAATTAAATGATGATACTAAAGTATGTTTTTTAGATGATATTTCTCATCCTAAAATGGAACATCAAAATGTAATGTATTTAAAAATTAAACCATATCAATATAGTTATGATTTAGATAAAATCTCTCAAGATTTTTATAAAAATCATAAAGATATAATTAAAAATCGTGAGGAATATATAAATTTTATGAAGAAAAATATGGAGGAATATAATTATAAACTAATATTCAAATCAAATTTAGAACAAAAAGTAGATAGTATTATTAGTAAAAGATTACGACATTTATTAGAAGAATTTTTAGAAAATAAAAAAAAATTAGTTTATACTTTATAAAATTTCAAATAATTTGTAATAATATTATTTAATAAAGTAGTAGTTAAAATAAATATACCTGCTTGAAATGCTATAATTCTATCAAATTTAGAAATTTTTCCTGATTTACTAATTATTCCCCATGGATTAAATTTAATGATTAAAAATAAAGATATATATATTCTTAAATAATGTTGTATTTCATCAAAAAATTTAGAGCCAAATTGTGATAAACCAATAATTGAAAATATATACAAAATCCAAGCTAAATAATAAAAAAATAAATATATTTTTTCATGCCATTCTCTACCTTTAAATTCTTTATATAATAAATTCATATATATATAGATATTATTATAATGTTAAACAGCAGAAACTAATAGTTTATTATAAGTTTTTAAAGTTCTAGCACTAGCATCATTTGCTTCAACAAATTTAGGCATCCAAAAATATGGAATTAAATGACCAAGATTTCTGAAATGTTTTTCATATAAAAAACGATAATAAGCCTTTTCTAAAGTATTATCTTCAGTTAAATAAGGTTTAATTTGTTCTTGAATAAAATTAAATTTATATAAATATTTTACTTTTTCATCAATAATTTCATACCATGATCTATTTAAAGAACTAACTCCATCACTAAATGCTTCTTTATTTCTCCAAAGAATATCTTCTGGTAAAATTTCAGGTTTCAATCTTTGGAATGCATTTCTAAATAAATATTTCTCTATTTTTCCAGCTTGAAAACGTTGATTTGGTTCTATAGATAAATAAGCATTTACCCAAGTATAATCTAAAAATGGAGTCCTGGGTTCTAACCCATGTGTAGAAATACATCGATCAGATCTTAAAACATCAAAATAATGAATATCATTAAGTAATCGTTTACATTCTTTATCAAATTCACTAGAATTTGGACATGAATTAAAATATATATATCCTCCCATTAATTCATCTGATCCATCTCCATTAAATATTACTTTAGCTTCACTATTTTCCTTTATATATTTTCCAATTAAATAATTTCCAACACTTGCTCTTACAGTAGTAGTATCATAAGATTCAATAGCATATATAACTTCAGGAATAGCTTGAAAAAATTCAGTTTCACTAACAATAACATTTGTATGCTTAGTTCCCAAAAAATCTGCTACTAATTGAGCATATTTTAAATCCTCTGAACCTTCTAATCCAATACTATATGTTTCAAGGTTATTATTACCATAATATTGTGCTACCAATGCACAAACTATAGAACTATCTAGTCCTCCAGATAATAAACAAGCAATAGGACGATCTGTAGTATCTACTACCCGTTTTTTAATAGCTTTTTCAAAAGAATCTACTATATGATGATTAATTAAAGATTCATCTCTAAAAAATAAATAAGATGATGGATAATTATAGTAATAATCACTACAAAAAAATTCATAAACTCCATGATTATAAATAAATTGTTTATAAGTTCCTGGTAGAAATGTATTGATTGAATTATTTCTACCTGCTTCTAAATTTTGAAGAGTTTCATTTTTTTCAGATAGATTTTTTAAAACTTTTACTTCACTCGCAAATCCATAAATATCAGTATCTTCTTCATTAATTTGTTCAAAAAGTGGTCTTACTCCAAATCGATCTCTAGCTACAAAAATATTTTTATTAATTTCATCTAATAAAATAAAAGCAAATACTCCATCTAATTTTTTTAAAGTATCTACAATTCCAAATTTTCGATATAAATGTATAATAATTTCGCAATCAGATTGTGTATTAAGTTTTATATCAAGTAATTGTTCTAATTCTTTATAATTATAAATTTCTCCATTACATATAAGTTTACAATTTAAAAATCTTAATGGTTGAGAAGATTCACTATTTAAACCATTTATAGCTAAACGATGAAATCCAAAAATATAATTATCTTCTTTTTTACCAGCTACTAAAACAGAATCTTCTGGACCTCTATTTTGACCCAATAAAAATGCATTATATATATCATTATCTATTTCTTGATTTAAAAGTGCAAAAATTCCACACATTTAATGTTATTAAAATAATATCTTTAATTATTTTAAAGATATTATATATGAATCTCAAAAATATTGAAGGATCAAACTTAGAAATTTGTAATTTAAATCCAATGACCGGATTTAATCGAGATGGTAAATGTAGACCTGATAAAGATGATAGAGGTAAACATTTAGTTTGTGCAAAATTAGATAAAAATTTTTTAGAATTTACAAATAATGACGGAAATAATTTAGATTCATTAAAAGAAGGAGATAATTGGTGCTTATGTGAAGATAGATATTTGGATGCTTTTATGGAAGGTAAAGCACCTAGAGTTATAAAAAATGCAACATATTCGGGTGTAAAAGATAGTGTTAAACAAGCAATTATGAGTGGGGGGTCAAGACAGTTACCAAAGTTAAGAAAGATAAATAGATCAAAAAAAAAATATTTATATCATTTAAATGATAAACAAAGTAAAAGAATATTAGCAATAAATGAAGATTTAAATAAAATTAAAAGTAAGACAAAAAGAAAACATGCAGCTAGTCAAAAAAAGAAAAGATTTAATGTTTTAAGACTCTATAGAAAGTATAGAGATAAAAAAGGATGTAAAAAATTAACAAAAGACATGAAATATCTAGATAAAAAATATGGATTAGGAAAAACCAAAAAAATATGTTAATAATTAACTTTATAAATATTTTATGAGAAAATAATAATTTAAAAAGAGTAAATAAACATTAAAGTAATATAAAAAAGGATAAATCCAGTTAAAATATAAATATTATTATCTAATTTAAGATAATCGAATAAATAATAAAAAATTAAAGTACTAATCAATATAAGTTGATCATAAAATAAAATACTAATTTTTCCTTCTTTTCCATATCCCTTAAAAACATTTAAAACTTCTGACTTACCTTTATACTTACTTATAAAATATCCAAATGTTAAATCGTGGGCTAGTTCAACTAAAATAATTATTAAAGATTGTAAAATAAAATTATTATTAATTAATAAAGCAAATAAAACAGGAGCCATTGCAGATAAAATATCCATAAAAAAAGCACCAATCCTAAAATTATTATACCATTTTGCTATAAATTTACCTTGATTTTTTTTAAAATATACAATAATAACAGTTATAGTTTCTACAAGAGTAGCAGCAAGTAATAAATAAGATAAATTAATTTTCACCATTAATATATTTATATATAAAATAAGTTAGAGAGAAAAGAATTCCTCCCCATAAAGTATCTATTATAACAGTTTGATAATCCCAATCTTTAAAAATTGCCATATTAGTGGTATCATAAACTCCATATATTCCTAAACCTAAAAGAAACGCATCAAAAAAGCATCCATTTTTAAAAACAATAAAATAATATAATGTAAAAATTAAAAATATATAACAAAATAAAGTTGGTAAAACTTTTAATTGAAGAGGTGATTTTTGAATTTTACCAACAAGCTTTGAAAAATTATTTTTCATTAAAAAAAGATATATAGCATCAATAATTGTAAATATTAAAGCTAATTTTAAAATATCAAAAAACATTATATTATTGATTTATAAAATTATTTAATAAATATATTATTTAAAATATAAATAAATTGTTCAATAGATTCTTCAGCATGATATCCATGCTGAATTGTTAAAAAATTAAAAGATATATTATTATTAGTTAAATAGGTTAAACAATATTTTTGAAAATCATAAGTATATATTTCATCTAAAAAATGGGATATTATATTAATAGAAGTTTGACATTCTTTAAGATTAATATAATTATACATATAAAGACTATCTATAATAAAAGATTTACCAATAGGATACTTTAAGTATTTCAATATATTAAATATTAAAGTTCCTCCCTGACTAACACCAATTAAAAAGATATTTTTATTATTAATAAGTTTATTTTCTTTATTTATAATTTTTAAAATTCTTTGAGTTGATTTTTGGAAATCATCTTCTGAAATTTTATCTATTTTTTTAATTCCATCATATTGAGTATAATAATCATACCATGCATTACAATTAAATATGGTATTATTAGGATAATGTACATCAATTATAGGACTTTGAGGAATAATAAATTTTACAGAATCATAATAATGCTTAAAAAAAATATTAGATTGAAAAAAAGTTAAAAAATTATTAAAGCTATCTATATTAGAGCCCATACCGTGTAACATAATAAATGAATATAAATGTTTCCTTTTTGGATAAATAATTTTAGATTTATTCATATTATATTTATAAATATAAAATATTTATTATAATATAATATAATATGTTTGGTGTAAATGATAATGTGTATTTTTGCAATATGGATAGATTAGAAAGTATTAATAGCCAAATAAGAAATAGAAATATACCAAGTGAACCTTTAAGACCTGAATTTTCATTAAGACCTGTAGCAACTCAACGATGTGTTTTACCAATAGTTGATAATATTAGTCCTTCTTGTGTTGCATTAAAAAAATATGATCAATTTAGTGTAGAAAAAGTATTTAATCCAGGAACTGCTCAAGCACCATGGGATGGATTTGCAGCTAATATAAATATAGATTCCTTACTAAGAAATCAATTTTTTGCATTACAAAGATGTAGTCAAGCAGAATTTGTTCCATCAAGTAATGGACCATTATTTGTTCATCCTTTAGCATTAAATAGTAGTGAAAGAGCAGTAAAAACTAGTGTTGAAGATTTAAATTCTGTTAGAAACTGTAAGATGCCAGAACATAGTGATAGATTTAATCATAGTACAAGATTTCATAGAACAACAATAAATAATAATAATGATAAGTGAGAAATAATTAAAAAATATTAATATTATTATTATATAGATTCCATGAATAATATTAATAAAATAGATAAGGTGACCTTAGAATATCTTATAAATCCAGATTTATTTAATAAACATATTATAAAATCCCGAAATGTAGATAAAAAAGAATTTGAATATGACAAGCAATTTTATAGAAAACGAATAGTTGGATTAGTAAAAGAAATGCTAAAAGGTAATTTTGAAAATAATAATCTTAAAGATAATTTTAATAATTATATTGAAAGTTTAATAATTTATTTTAAAGAAATAGATAGAAAAGATTTACTTCAAGAATATTATTTGGATTTATCTTTAAATTTTTCTAATACAAAAGAAAAATTAAATACTATTCCAGAGGAAAAGGATATTGATAGTTATTTATTTAATAAAGATAAGTTAGAAATCAATACAATAGAAAAATATATTAATGTTAAAAAAATTAATAATAAAGAATATTATTTACCAGAAAAGAGAGATGTT